CTTTATGTCAATTTTGTTTTGTTTTTTTCATTATAAGGAGATATTATGAGTACGAATTCAGTAGTTGCGTATTTGAGAAGTGATGGTTCAATTGTTAGTTCCTATGTCCACTATGATGGATACGAAACTGGTGTCGGTATGACCCTTCTGGAACATTACAATTCAGATGAGAGAGCTCTGGCTGTTTCAGTCGGGGGATACTACTCAAGTCTGAGTGAAGACCTCAAAGAGTCACTGGAAAGTTCAGTTCATACCGAAGAAGTTGAGATGTTTGATTCCATGACAGAGTTTGAAACATACTTGATGGACAACAGCCATCTTGAGTTTGGTTATCTCTGGACTGGCGGTAAGTGGATGGTTTCTTCTTGGACTACAACTGTTGAAGGAATTGGTCGGTATGCTGAATACAAGTCAACTTGGAATGGGTTTTCTTGGTTGGTTGCTTCCTTTGTTCGTGAAGGTCGTAAGACTGTAGACCGATTTCGTGATATTGCTCTTGAAGATAATCGTGATGGTCGTACAGAGTATGATGAGTTTGCTGATGAACTTGAAGTTACAGTTGATAAGTGGCATCGGTATGGTATGGGTGAGATTGTTGAAGAGGCATTAGCCTAAGCCAACTGAGGGGTGGGTGAAAGTGGTTTCAAGACGCTATAGTGAGTTCACAACTCTGATGCGTGGGTAGTACCCGATGATGATCCTTGAAGGTAAGTTGGTTATGTGGTTCCCTGCTTGGCAGTGTTCAGTAACGGAGCAGGGGCCATGGTTATTTTTTAAACTATAGAAAGGAACAAAATGGCTAGAAAAAAGATTGTAGTTCAACGTGAGAAAGTTAAACCTTTGAAGAAGAAACGTAAACTCTCAGAGGAACACAAAGAAAAGTTACGAGCTCGTCTGGCAGAGATGAGGGCTAAACGTAAACCTGCTGAGTATAAGAATGTTGCCAAATCAGTTTTAGCTCTTCCAGATGATGACAAATACTCAATGAAGAGTGTGAAAGAGTGGATCAAGGAATCTAAAGAACAGGTTGCTGCTTACAATAAGACTGCAAGGAGTATGAGAATTTCTCCACAAGATAAACAGAAGGCTGCTAACTTAGCAGAACATAAGAAAGCATACATCCGATATTGTGAACACTATCTCAAGACAGGCGACTGGATTGGGATGTTTTCTGGAAAAGAGGAGACACAGAAGGTGGTCCCTAAGTGTATTGCTATGGCATACTATCCAGATGGTACACCAAAAAGATCAGTTGGAGTTTTCTATCCTGACATAAACATGATCTGGACTAGAGACATGGATGAGAGAGATTATGCTCACATGGAGAACAGAGAGGGCATACAAGTCAATACTTTGTCTGCCCTGACAGATAAACAATTTACTTCTTCTACTTGACAAATAAATATTATATGGTAAAATAAAAAGTGTTGCTAGGGTAATCAAGGACACAACTCTCCTTTCACTAGCTGTCCTTCAGCTGGATGTTTAAAATTTGTGTATCCATACCTTGAAAAATGATGTGGCATTGTCGAAGTTGTCTAGCAACACTACACTTTTAGAAAGAAGGAATTATGCATAATCCATTACTTAGACGTGCAATTCGTACCTTTGAAAAATTTGATGAAGGGTTATCGAATAGTGAAGGTTTTGAGGGTATGACTAAACCTGGCCTCAAACACGTTAAGATGATGATTACAGCAGATGATGATACCTCATTCATGTTTGATTGTGTTTACAATAAAGAAGGAGAAGTTGCTTCTAACTTTGCAATCTTACAAACAGATGCTGATGGAAGAGTGAGACAAGTTCCAATAGAACTTTTCAAAGAGAAATCTGAAAAAGAAGAAGAGGTTCCAGAGGGTGTTTTATTAAATTGATTTGATAAGGACAATATGAGTTTAAAGATTGATTTTGGTGAGAATGACTTTGCTCCAGAGGAGACTCCTAAAGCCGCTGGTGGTACGGAGCTCATGCAGAAATGGTTGTTTTCCAGACTAGATCCAGAGTTGAGAGATTACTTTCAATGGATCGCTTCTCGTAAAAGAAAACTAGAAGATAAGCCCCGTTTATTTTGGGTACATGATTTGGCTCAAGATCCAGAAGTTGAATTTCTGAAAGAACAGAAAAACATGCTGGATTTTGAGAAGATTATTTTTGTCAGTAATTGGCAACAGTATCAGTATGGTGTTTACTTGGGTGTTCCCTATGATCATGGTGTGGTGATACAACACGCCATTGATCCTATTCCTGAACACAATAAACCCAAAGATAAAATTTCTTGTGTTTACTTCTCAACTCCACACAGAGGGTTGGAGATACTTCTTCCTGCTTGGAGAATAATGAAGGAAACCAATAAGTCTGAAGCTGTACAGAATGCTGAACTCAATGTCTTTTCTAGTTTCAAAATTTACGATAGACCTCACATGGATGAACAGTTTCGTCATGTGTATAAACAAGCTGAAGACATGGATGATGTCAATTATCATGGCACTGTATCGAATGAACAGATGAGGGAGGAGTTACAGAAGAATCACATCATGGCATATCCATCAGTTTACATGGAGACTGCTTGTATAGCAGCAATGGAAGCCATGAGTGCTAAGTGTATGGTAGTGTGTCCAAACCTTGGAGCCTTACCAGAAACTTGTTCAAACTTTGCCTGGATGTATGGGTATGAACCAAACCCTGAGAAACACATGGCTGTACATGCTCATATTCTTGGTAAAGCAATCGAGTCCTTTTGGAAAGATGAGACTCAAACTTTATTAACATTACAGAAAACGTATTTTGATATGTTCTATGATTGGGAACTTAGAATGAATCAATGGACTACTTTTCTTAATTCTTTGAAATACAAACTAGAAAATCCGTAATGATATTACTTGATTTCTCCCAGACCATGATAGGTTCTTTCATGGCCATGGGAAAGGGTAGCATAGTC